CCTTATCCTTCATAAGGTAACCACTCTTCATTACGTGCCAACCCTTAGGGATTTTCTTGCACTTCTTGTCTGTCATGCACCAGTACTTTCCCTCTGGACATGACTTCATTTCTTTAGAGTCCTTTTCTTCTTTAATATTGTGGTGACTCTTCCCACACTTCACGCATGGATCCTGTCCACAATCACAATCGCACTCAGACTTTTTTCCTTCCTTTACCTCCTTCTTCTCAGTATCATCTTCTCCACCATCCATGTGGTCAGCCACTGTATCAAGATACTCAGATGCCTTAGTAATCTTGGACTGCACCCACGCTTCTAAATCACCTTCACCTTTAAGATGACGCATCAATCTGTTGATTGCTGATTTAGCAGTCTTAAGTTCTCCACGAGCCATAGAAAACTCAAAGTCCTCTTCCAGAGGTGCAATAGTTTCTAGGTCAGAGAGAATAGACCACTCCTTAAAGGTGAGTTTATCCATTATTTTAGTAATACTTTTCCTATATTTTATTTAGGGAGATCTCCCTTCATGGATCCTTTTAAGAACTTTTGTAGTTCTGCAGTAGATCCTAAGAACACTGCATTGTTAGTAACGTTAGTTGGTGCAGAACCTTTTTCGTCCTTATTCACATCCTTCAGTTTCTTCTGAAGGTCCATCAATTTATCTGCAGTATCTGCAACGTTTTTAATTAATTGTCCTGCAACTTCATACGCTCTTGGTGAATCTGATTCTTGTGCAAGTTCCAGAATACCATCAATTGCTTCTTGTCCCTTTTCAATTATAGAGTAAAGTTGGCCTCTAGAATACTCATAGTCTTTTTGAATCTGTTCTTCGGGGGTTTGAACATTTTTTATTGCAGGTTTCTTCGATTGAACCATCTCCGATGTTAAAGGAGTACTTTCAATGTCTAAAGCTTTATCAATTTCTTCAAAACTCATACATCAGTTCCTTTAGTAGTACTATAAATCTTTCCATCATTATATTCATAACGATATTCACTGAATCCAAAATCATCATCAAGATCAATCAATTGATCATCAGAATTATTAATTACATTTACTGCAGATCCAGATGTATGTTCTGCAGCTATAGTATTGTCTTGACCCCTGTTTACCGTCAAAGTATTGCCAGTAATTTTACGAATATACATTGATTCAGAATCAATCATAATATATGATTTTTCTAACAATGGAGTCGCATCTCCAACAACAAATTCTGTTACTTCAGTAGAAATATTTTCGGAAAGTTGAGTTGTATTATCATCATTGTAATCTTGAATTGCTCTAGGTTCTGCAACATATCTCAGTTGTCTAGAAGCATTTACTCGATTTGTATCAGTATAGTAATCGACTTGAACTTGTTTGATTATGGCTTCGTTTGGACTTCCAACAGGACCAAATAGATATGTTTTCGCGGTAAAATCTAAAGAATATATTAAAACTCTTCTGGTTGTAAAATCTCCCTCGTATTGATCATCCATGGATATATTATTCAATATCATTGGAATATCTCTTTTTTCTCCAATAGAAGAAACTAGATCTACAGTCAGATTAAAGTGTGGTTGAAAATATGGAAGTATTTGTTCTATAACTTGCAAAGCATCTTCATTCAACTTAGCCATTATCGAAAGTCTAAAATTAACATTATATGGAACAGGCATAAAAACCTTTGTCACTTCATTACTGTCTTTGTCAACAGACTTAAAGGTTTGCATGGTAGAAGATTTTCTACCAGGATCATATGATATACCTGTCATCTCAAATGACATTCTGGGTAAAGTTATTGCAACTTCTTTTCTAACTGTTGGAGATTGTTCGATTCTCGCCAAGAATTTTTGAATGGGTCCATAGGCAATTGGAACTGTTATGATACTAAAATCCCCACCAGATTTATCTTTATGTTTTATCTGGATATTATTAAAAAGAGTACCAAAAGATATGATAGTCTTCCTCAATATCTCGTGGTAAAAATAATTAGATAACATTACAATACACCATTTTATGCCTTATTTAAATTATTTAGTATTCGCCAAAAGGATTACTTTGACTAAAGTCAACGAATGAATCAGCCTCAGACTCAATATCGTCATTACTTGCATACTCATCTAAGAATTGATTTGTCTCTATTGTGGAAACTTTATAACTTGCTGCAGCGCCAACGATTGATTCGCCTCTTGCAAATGTTCCATCTACAATGGCAAGTTTCAATACTCTATTAACATAATCCCAATCTTTTACATAACCAGTTGTACCGGTTCTTGTTCCGGTAACAACCTCATTATATTCATAATCACCAAATGTATCTGATGTTGGATTTGTAAACTCTATATTTGGAGTGAATGTATATCCAGCACCAGCGTTAGAATATCTAACTGCAACTACAACTCCATCACTGTTTAGAATTGCCTCTGCCTGTGCATTGTTAATATTCGAAGATACTCCAACACTAGATGGTATAAAGATCCTATCAATGAATACCTGTGGAGTGGTCGTATACCCAACACCACCAGTAACAATTCCAATAACTCCAAGTACACCAGTGTTTATAACAGCAGTAGCGATTCCTCCAGAACCTCCACCTCCACTAAACGTGACAGTTGGTGGTAATGTATATCCAAATCCTGGATTTGTAATCAATACTTTATCAATAGCAAACCTTTGATTCGCTGATCTACTTGTCATTATTGCAACTGCAGTTGCGTTGGATCCTCCACTTGGAGCCGTAGATATAGAAACAGTCGGAGCACTGGTATATCCAAATCCATCGTTTATTAGATCGATATACTGTACCGACTTCGAAGTTGGATCGGTTGATGCAAAACCAACAGTCGCAGTTGCAGTAGTTGCTGCACTACCAACCATTTGAATATTGTAAATATTCCCAAAGTCCTTCAGCGACTCGTTTACTTCAATTCCAGTTTCATCTACATTTGGTACATCAATAATTTCATCCTCAAATTCAAATCTTTCACATCTCAATTCGTAAACATATAATTGGTTTAACTGGTAAAATGGTTTTTTAAATTCTATAAATTTAATTTCAAATAATGATTCATCTAGAGGGAACCAGATTAAGTCACCTTCTTGGGGTCTTTGTGCATTTTTTCTATCCCCTTCTGGCCACAACTTTAAAAGAGGCAATATAAAATCATCATATCGTTCTTTTGAAATAACTAAATTTATTTCATCACTATTTCTTATCCCAAATTTTGTTAACATTTCCCCATTTCCACTGAATCCATCAGTGTTCATTAGATAAGCTTCTATACGATAACTGTCATCAAACTTTGATGCTGTTATCTCTTTAATGACATTATTTTCTCCAACAATCCTTCTAGGCATGTATAGAACATCTTGTCCATACATTTTAAGTTGTTCGTTTATTAAATCCTGAATGAGTCTTTGCTCACTCGGAGAACCTTGTAAAAAGTAGGAATTTAGTGGTGACATATCAACCTATTAAGTCCATTGGTGGTAATTCGTAATCGGTTCTTAGTTTTTGTTCTAACTTTTCTACCTCCTGAACTCCATCGTCATAGATCTGTCTTCCATTGAGTTGCACTCCACCAGGAAGAAGAACTCCTTGGAACTTGATCATATTCTGACCCCACTGTTTTTTGATCAGTGCAGTTAGATATTTCTTCAACCAAGAATCATTATATAACTTCGGAGCATCTGCACCATCCAAAAGTCTATAACAATCAATAATTACATATTCATCTTGACCAACTTCACTCCAATCAATATCTAGATATAACTTATGATTTTTTTTATTAAAACGAATTTGTGCATTAGGATTTAAAAGAAAGTCCAGATCTTCGAGATATCTTTTTACCATCGAATAGTTCAATAGATCCAATGCACCATAGTAGTACATGTCATTCAAGAACAACTGATATTTAATATTAAATAATCCATCAGAAACCGAACTTGAATTTATTTTTAGAACGTTATTTACTCCTATAATTGTGTCGGGTAAAGGTAAGTAATTTACACCCTCGACATAATTGATAGAAGTCAATCCATCACCAACAACAGTTGCAGATGTCGTTGTAGATACTCCCAATTGACTTATTGTATCTTTTTCCGCTGGAGTTAGTTTATGTTTTAGAAAAACCCTGTCAATTCCATCATAATGATGTTCATGGAAATATTGGATGGCATCATCCATCAAATTATCAATCTGATCGTCGTCTACATTTATCTCTAAAACTGGCTTTCCTAACTGTTTGAGGCAATAGTCTTTCAACTCCGCTCTACTAGATGGCTGCGCCATAAAAAATACCCCTAGTCCTATAGAGGTATTTATAAATTAGTCGGCGAATTCTCCAAATCGTCGCATTAGTCTATTTACCGTGTTATCTATTTTAAATTTAATATCATTTAAACCTTCTTCCATAGTCTCTTGATATTCAGTGGGTGTTTCATCAAATTTAATACTTTTAAGCTCTCTATAACAATCTAGAATAGTTGAATCTCTAATAATGCATTTTACCCAAAACACAAATGCATATCTATCTCCAGAAGTGACCTTTTTTACTCTATGTGGAATTCCTGTTGGATAAACCACACAGTATCCAGGATTGAGCTTTAAGTTTTCTTCTCTTCCACTTATAAACAAAGATAATTCTCCACCTTCATAAGAATCTTTTTCGGATAAAAATACAGTTGTACTAAAATCTCCTACTTCAGCGCAATCAATATGTGTATTGTAATAACCACCTTCACTAGTTTTACTAACTATGCAACCAGTATAACTTTTTGGAATAGTAAAATCAGAATATTCTTCGCATTTACTACAGGCATTTATTACTAGTTCTCTTATCTTTTTTAGCGCAATTGGATTATAAAGTTCTACATTGGATTTCGTGCCTTCTGAACCTTTAAAAGTATTATTTCCATTAACCCAATCAGCTGGTCTTTTACAAGAATCCAAAAGTCTTTGAACTTCTTT